TTTAACTCCACCGCCCCCCTTCGGGGGGGCTTTTTTTTAACCTTTTTTTGAGGGGATAACATGACACATATACACATTATCGAAGACAAGCAGGGCGATGTAATTGATTACAATTATTTTTGCTCAGACTCTTGTAATCAAGATTTCTGCGAAGAAAACAAATTAGAGTATGATGGCTGGTACGGAGGCGTTGAACATGATGCAAATTTACTGTGTGAATATTGTGAAGAGCCATTAAGGGGTTTAACAACTGAACACGGAACAGACCAAACTGACGAAGACTGGGAAAACTGGAAAAAAGAATTATTAGAAAGTGAGGTAATATGACAAACAGAATTAAACACGAAGCACCAGACGGAGACCCGACACACTTTGAATGTGAAACCTGCGAGCAGTTGGGGGTTGCCTTCTGTGGTTACTGTCACAAGTTAAGTGATGACGTTGATACAAGGTACAGTTTCGGAGTGTATGCAGGAAGAATGTGCATTGACTGCTGTTCCGGCTATCAAGATAACTGCGGAATCGGGCAACCACAGGGAACAGTTGCAGAGTATGAAGGGCAGTATTACGAAGACTAGAGTTAGCATAAGCCAGAGCCTTGCTTGCAGGGTTTTGGTTGGTACTAATTCAATCCAGCATTAGTGCTGTAAGTTAAACCTTAATAGTGAGGTAACATGAATAAGCAGAGAAGGAAAGCAATCCAGCAGGCACTTGACCAGCTTTCTGATATAAGAACAAGTGTTGAAGAGATTAACACGGATGAGCAGGACTCATTTGATAATCTGCCGGAATCTTTTCAGGATTCCGAAAAGGGTGAGACAATACAGGAAGCAATCGACTTTCTGGAAACCGCAACAGGGAATATTGATGAGGTTATTGATTCCCTAGAACAAGCACAAGGAATGTAGGAGGAAACATGGAAAAATTTATTTGTCCAAGATGCAAAAAAGAAACATCGGACTTTCCGGCAATATCACGAAGGGACAACAAAACAGAGATTTGTTCCGATTGCGGAGTTGCCGAAGCAATGGCTGATTATTATAATCTGCCAGATAACTGGCTGGAATTTCTTGAGAACTCGGAACCATTAAATAATGAGGAGGCAAAATGAAATTCAAAACTGACTACCTTGATTTATATTGTGAGGAAGAATTTGGACATACGAACTGGGAATTTCTGGAACCTGATGAACCAAGAGATGATATTAGCCGTCTTGTGGTTTTTTGGAAGGATCCCGAAAAGAAGGAAAAGGAGGTTGCATGAGCATGGACATAACTATAGACGGAGTAAGCAAATTCCATGTTTGCAAGGAATGTGGTTCTGATGACTGGCATATTAATCTAGTTGTCAAGGCAGATCAATGGTATCTGGATCCAGACTGGGAAATGTATTGTAACGGTTGTGCAGGGGAAAGCACAATCGAGGATTTGGTACATATCCAAGAATATAAGGAAAAGGAGGTTGCATGACTATTGACATAGGAAACGAATGCACCGATTGCCGCAGAGATACTTCTGAAGGTAGCGGTTTGTTTGTTAATCGGATCCCTTCCGGAACTGATGAGTTTGAGGGTTATTTATGCCCTGATTGTCAGCTCACGGAATGTGACAAGTGTGGTGAGCCTGCAGATTGTTCTGGATATAACAATATGCTGGTTTGTGAGGATTGTGTTTACCATGCTGGTGAAAAGTATCTTGAGGAAATGACTCAGGATGAGTGTGTAAAATTTTTAAAGGAGGATGTTAGATAGTGCCATCCCTTCAAGCCCCCTCTAACGAGGGGTCTTGGGGATGCTGGCAATGTAGTCAGTATCATAAGTCAATTCCATTACGGAGGTATCAAAATGGGAAATAGTACATATAAGAGGAAGACAGACAATCCAAAGTTGGCTTGGTCTGAAGAACGCAAGGCAGAAGCATCTGCAAGACAGAAGAAAATGATTGCAGATGGAACTTGGTACAAGATGAGTAAAAAGCAGCGAGGGAAAAATATCTCAAAAGGTTTGAGAGATGCTGCAAAACGTAGAAACAGATCCAATGGTCAGTTGAAGCGACATGCCAACGGAGGTATCAAAAGCAGGCCCGATAAGTTTTTTTCTGCTACCGAAGTCAAAAAGAGGCTTAACGAAAGGAAGCGTGAGGAACAAAAGGCAGTTATGAGCCATGCTCCCACAACCCTATCCGAGAATCTTCTGGACAAGGCAGTTTTGCCGGAGGAGGTTCTTAATGGAGTTGCAGAAGTGGCTTTAGATTTTGGGAAACCGAAAACTGGGAAGCATCCTTTTCCAGAACCTTTTGAAACTTGGGACGACAAGCAGATGGGAGAATTTGTTCACTTGCTTTCTTCTGTAACTGGGATCCTTGACCAAGCAGAAAGGGCGTTTGGGATGAGGCCATCTCTTCATTGGTTACTTATGACTGCCATTGATGAGAAGATGAAAAATATTTATTCTCTTCTGGGTTTTGAGAAGGAGGAGGATGAGTAAGGAAGTTGCAACAAACGGAAGGATCGACATGAAGTTTGTTATTCACCGTTTAGAGTCCATCGCACATTATCCTGCAATGGATAACTTCGGAAAGATAAGTATGCTGGAAGATTTCATTGAAGAACTTCTGGAAACTTTCGGAAGAGAGGGTGGAGATACTTTCTCAAAAGCTCCCCCTGGTAAATGAGAAAAACCCCACACCGATTGCCTGACGTAACCGATGTGGGGAATCCAATCCCACCATAGAGGTATTGGTGAGGATTGTATTATCTCAATTTTATTATTAAACAATCAATCCAAAAGGAGGATTATGAAACCAAGATTAGAATACAGGGAATACAAAATGGTTCGGATGGACAAGTCAATTTATGAGGCAATGAAGAAGCACTTGGATGAAAAACCCACTTATATTTCCGCAACAAGGTTTGTGGGGGATTTAGTGGAATCAAGGCTGATTTTGGAGTCTCAGAAAGTCCACCAGAGCAAGGAAGCCCCTTCATAGGTCTCCCAGTACCCCCTCAACTGGCACGTTCTCTCAGGAGTGCGTGTCAGTAATAAACCATCTCTCAGTTGGTCTTCTCCCCTCTTCAGAGCCTGTTTTCATTTGAACTATCAGACTTGCGGCTTGCAAGTCCTCTAAAATTTCTCTTCGCTGCCGGGAGTTTCTTAGAAACCTTGTCCTGGCAGTCAATTCTGAAGTTGTGATTCCATCCCTCCCGGATTCACGGATCATCCTTTCCACTTTCTTGGATATTCTTTCAAATTCATTATCAGCCAAGTTTTGTCTTATATCCATACATGTGTTCCTGGTAAGAACTTTCATCAGCTCACATCCATACTCAGCCCTTTCTGCATTGATCTCACTTTTGTTGTCTCCAATAGTATTAATAAGTGCAATCTTTTTTGCATGTTCGGCAACTCGCACCCACATTGCCCCAGTTGCCCCCATTTCTGATAACCTGGAACACTCATCCTCCAGTTTTTCAAATATCTTCCATGCATCTTCGGAATAAACGATTATCTCAGGATTTGGTTTTGCAACATCTTCCTTTACATTCCCTCTTGCACTATTATCAATCGACATATTCCTGAACAATGCAGCTCTGTCACACAATGCCTTTGGAAACTTTTGCAGGAACTTTGGCCTCTGCCTCTCAGGTCGGGTCGGAAGTGCATTCACCACGACAAACCTGTTCATGGATCCATCACGAATCTTGCCTGAATTTAGGCTCCACCAGAAAGTATCCGGTGTGCTGGTTCCATATATACTGCAACATGGCTGGTCGATCTCAAACCTTTCCTGTTCTTTCAGCGAAGCCTTGTCTTGTCCAAAGTACGGCCCCCCGGAAGAGGTATATATTTCCATGAATGCAGTCATGGTTTCAATAGCATGCTTGGGGGCATTGTCGGAGAATATGGCCTGCATAAACAATCCAAATTCATCTATCAGGAACAGCGATGAGTGTCTCCACGCCAGGACACGTTCAATGGCTGCCCTTCCAGTTACCTTCTCTGCCCCAAAGCATTTCATTTCATTCTCGGAATCAAACTTCTTGATAAAGTATCGACAACTTTCCTTGCCGCTTCCTGTCTTTCCAAGTGCAGCAATAAATAAGTTTGATCTTGTGTTTTCTTCTGTAGCACATTTTCTACCTATCATCACTCCAGTATAGGCAAGCGATGCACCAAGAGTCAGCTCAGGTTGCGGATACTTTGAATTTTGCATTATAAATTCTGCAAAGTCTCCAACAAATCCTGCAGGTTTCAGCAGGTCTTTATGCAGTTCCCTGTCTGTTTCCTTTTCTTTATAGGTGGGAGGTGCAGAAATGGTTTTATGCCGGAAAGTGTCTCCTGCCAGGAAGAAGAGTGTTCCTCCATCTCCTTCTGTAATTGCACCGCCCTTAAAGCCATCCCATTTTGCCCTCATCTCAGTTGCATTATATTTACTGCTGGCTGAAGACCAGTCATCCCAAAGGGCGAAGCCTGCATCTCCAACAAACCCCTTGAGACTCATGCCAATCTTTATCCAAGTTCCATAGTCATCCACTTCTACCACAGATTTAAGAGCCTCAGCCGCCCTTTCAATATCTGCAAGCGGATAAGTTTCTGCCTTTACTTCTGTAGCATCAAAAAAGACTTCATCAGGGGATACCAGGGGGATGGGGATTGCATTGGTTTTTCTTTTTGCGGAAGGGTCGTAGGTTTGGAAGAACAGCCGGGCAACGTCCTTACATTGGGGGTCAAGCACAAGGTTGTATGTTTCCTTGAAATGTTTTTCTGCTGCAAGGAAAGATTCGGTGTGCTTGGTTGCATCAGGGACTGCTTTTATCCATAGTTTCACCCCCTTGCCAGAGGGTGAAACAAAAGCAGCCTCAACGTGCTTATCTTTAAACAGCAAGTCCCTCATCTCTCCGGCATCATTATCCAGCTTATCAATATCCCCCTGTATCAAACCAGAATACTCCAACATGGTATCTGCTTTCCTTGTTTTGGTACGGCAGGATATTGTGTATGCAGGAAGCCTTTTCTTGAAGGAATCGTACTTCTTTTTATCACCATTTGCCAGCTCCTTGCGGCAAACGGATATTATGTTTTTGTGTGTTCCACTAACTATCTCCTGGAATACATCATCAATTTCCTTGTAAACAGGTTTAGTTTCTTCCACACCATAAAAATAAGAAACTTTCATCATTAATTACGTCAGGTCAATAAATTTAGTTAAGTGAATGGGAATATCGTAAAAACGCTCTCCTTTTGGATAACGAGTATTAGGAATAACCTCTACATAATCCTCATTAAGATGTTTCCCATTAATGAAAATGGCTCTTGAACAACTCTTGTTAAGAACCCAAAACATAACTGTTCCTTTCTCCAGATACTTCTTCTTTCTGTAGGGGATATGAACAGACTTCCAATGCGGAGGCCACTCATTTTCCCAGGAAGATTTAATCTCCACCTCATGCCACACTTGCTGCCACGATTGTATATCCGGCCCATAATCCTCAAATACATTTGTGAAGTCTCCCCTTGAGTCAAGGTAGGAACGAATGGCGTTTTTTGCTTTAGTATCGCAGGCGAGGTATGCCTGCTTATTAAATTTCGGCATGTCTTTTCGTTGTTTGATAGAATAATAGAGTTACCCTGTCCACAGTATATAAATGCAGACAGGGCTAGTAGGACTATGCCACTAAGACAACCAGAAAGGTAAATCCCAATGGCACAGAGTATGAGGGGGTTTATATCAGAAAGGAATCCCATCTTCTCCCGATCCTTCCATAGATGCGGATTCAGGGGCATGGTATTTCTTGTACCCCTTGATGTCGTTACTGTCTTCGTAACCGTTAGAACCTTTCCTTATTTCAACCCTTGCAACAACAGGAATGTCGTGCAGTTCCCCGGAATCTGTAATCTTCTGCTTCCCGGCTGCCCTGCACAATGAGGCAAGTTGTTTCTTGGATATATCAACTGCCTGTGCATTTGGATTATCCAGGTTAAGACGGTCAAACAGTTTCCTGTTCTTACCATGACCATCAATTACCGAAAGTTGAAGAAACAGGTATTTCCCATCTCCTGCTTTCGTATCCCTAAATTCAGAATCCTCCACTATCACAGGGTAATCTCCCGGAGGGAGTGGAGAAAAGTCCTCATCAACTATTTCTACGTCATCTGCATTAAATTCAAGTTTCATTTGACTCTCCTTTAGCGACTGTTTTTGACTGTTTAGGTTTGGCAGAATTGCCTTCAGCTCTTGCATCTGCAACGGCTGATGTGAAATCCTTCCAGTTTAAGGGAAGACTTTCCGGTAATGCAAGCCGTGTTTTGCTTTCATAACTTGGATTGTTCCCCAAGTGCAGCAGTCTGCGGCCTGTGGTTGTGGGTTTGTATTTGGTATTACCAAATGCATCTCCACTCTTGGTAGTGAATATTTCAGGGGCAACATAGCCCACCACATCACACCATTCAAGAATTGTACCCCTGATATGCTTGTGCAGTTTTAGCGTAACCATATCGTAGGGATCCAGGTTAGGGTCTTCAAGTCTCACAACCTGCGAATGACTAATAAGCAGGATATGGAACCCCTTCTGGCGTATAGCTTCAAGGGCATTTAAAATTTCCTTCCAGAAATTCAAGGCATAAATATAGCCTTTTTGCCATCCAAACTCTTCGATTGAAGTGAAATTCTTTGGATTGAGCTTGGAGTCATCCAAGACACTCTGCCAAAGAATTTTTTCCAGCCAATCCAATGAATCAACCACTATCAATTCATTTTGTACCATATCGGCTTCCTTGTATAAATAACGGAGTGCATCCATAATATCATTGGTGGGTTTGCCAACCAGATCAATAGACTTACAGTCTATATTGTCAATCCCTCCCTCTATATCCAGGAACATCCCTTCTTTTCCAAAAGTGGATTTACCACTTCCTCCAGCACCATGAATCCCAATCCTCAAGGGTCTGGGTTTCTTGCCGGACAGTATTTTAACTTCGCTCATGCTCTCCTTTCGATTATCTTGAATGTGCGAAATTCAGACACACGGCTAAACTCCTCTGCCAGATCAGGATGTGTCAATTTAAGGGCTTTCTGATCCAGCCCGGTTTTAGAACCATTAATCCATGTGGCAATTTTTTTGCCGTCATCATCAACCACGACAGAGGCATCTTTCATGTGGTTCATTATATCTTTATTATTCTCACTCTTCAGAGCCTTAATCTCAGCCTCCTTCCTCCTTAAATCCCTACCTGTTGCAATAAGGGCCGATAGAAGTGGAGTTGCCTTAATCTCATCCAAGTCCTCAGAAGCCTTTGGAAATTGCAGCATTGCTTCCTCTGCACTCATAGGCTCCGGTGGAATCTTTTTCAATATATGATTGTTCCAGAAATCCTTCTCTTTATCAATCAGCTCCTTTATTTGTTTTTCATCTCTTTCGATCTTATAAACCTGTAATTTTTGCCCCCCAATCAGGACTACACAATACCAGTAATCCCAGCCTGTAACGTAGAGGTAGTGATTAATCTGGTCAAGGTAATTTGGCGGTATATCCCTTGTCATTTCAGCTCCCCAATGTGAAGCATTCCATGCAGCCGTTGTCTTGATCTCAACACCAACCTTTTCTCCCACTACCTTTGCATCAATGTGAGCCTGTGCAATGGGCCATTCCCTTGAGTTCATTGTCTTGGAAACCATCCTGATCTTAATTCCAGTTTTCTCAGTAAACAGCTTCCCCACTCCATCCTCAAACATAACTCCTGCCTGGACTGCAGGATTATCGGATAAGTCCTTTGGCTCCTTTAGCCCCAGTAGCAAATCATAAACATCAGTTCCAAACATCCAAGGATTTGTACCATTGATTGCTCCTGCATAGGAGCCTCCAATACTCCACTTCCTTACTTCCGGATCACTCTCCGGTTTAACCTTTGCTGCCATCTTCCCTCCTTATAATGGTTTAACACGTTTCTTTGGGTTTCTATGCACATAGTTTGTCCTGGCATTCTCTTTTCTTAATGCGTTTGCCTTCCTTCCTGCCTCCCTCCGCTTCCTCATCATCTTTGCATAAAGATGGAGTTCATTTTTTGTAAGACGGTGATGGCTGTTGACCAGCATATCTACATACTCTTCATCTTCCATTTTATCTCCTTTAAAAAAGGGGGCCAGAGACAGCGTGTAGCATATTATCCCTGGATTGGCAGACTCGACCATCGAGTCTATTATTAAGATAAATATACCTTATTGCTTTACCAGGCATGTTTCAGGAGAAATTTAAGCCGTATGCTATAGCCGAGGATCCCCCTCCTGGTTTAACCTCTGAACCCCTGAATCCTTATCCCCATCTATTCGTTAAGTTCATTCTTCCAACTATAGACCATACCTTCTTTGCAGTAATTGAATGCACACAGGCATCATCACGATCTGATTTTGAAAATAATGCATCCACGCAGCTCTTAATCAGATTATCAAGGTCTGGTTTAACTGTATGGTATCTGCCAATCATATCTATTTTCTTTTTTTTGCTCCAACTTTTTGGCATTGGCATGTGAAATTCAATTACAAGCTGGTCACTAGGAATAAATTTTATTTCTTCGCAGGCCAGCCTCAGCTCATCTGCAAACTGGCGGTAACGCATAACTGCAGGTCTCTTTTTCCAGACATCACTTCGTGTCTGTCTGGGCTTGGGTACAGGAGTTACGTCAATCCACATCGAAACCTCCCTGGCTTTGTTGACGGTCAACTTCTTCCATGAATCTGTTACTGTACCCAAAACCCATTAGGTCATCAATATTCCAGTCTGCCATTATTGGATTCTGCATTGAAGCTCCTGGTATCTTTCCATTAATTTCTGGACAATAGGTCTTTATTTTTCCACCTGATTCGATGTACTCCTTTATTTTCTCCTGATGGTGGGAATTGGATGTGTCAAAGTGATTCTCCCCCCCAATAATCTTAGGTTCGTTGTTTGTGTAAACAAAACCATAAGTACCCCACTCTCCCTTAATGAGTTTAGACTTTGGCTTTAGCTTGTTTTTTTCTCTTAATTTATAGAGGGATAATTTTTCCCTACACCTCCTTGTGCAACATACATGGTTGTCCTGCCTTGGAAAAAAAATCTTATCGCAAAATATACATTTGCGAGTAGGTAATTTTGGATGGTATTTATCGTAGCGTTTCTTCTGTACTACCCTTCTATTTTTTGTGCTGCATAAATTGCTGCACCATTTTATCCTCTTTCCTGTAATCCTGTTCCCACAGGGACACGATTTCCGTTTCCTCACTCTCTTCATATCCTTCCAATGGATTAAGATAACCCTTAACTTCTTTATTCTGGGCAACAACTAGACGGAGAGCTGCTGCCTGGACTTTTTCTCTCAGATTATCATTGAGTAACTTGGATACATCCGAAACGGTTGTTTCGGCTGCGTTAGCAACCTGACTCAGCGTTACTCCAGAACGCCTCATAAGTTGCTTGATGGTAAGTGGGCTGTCTTGCATTTACTCCTGTATAATTAGAGTTTCTAAAAAAGTTTAGAAAAACTATTAGAGTATTACTCTAAGCCCATTTATAGGAATGTCAAGTGTTTTTTTTAATATTTTTCCCTTTTCTCCCTTTTCTTCCTCTTCTTCCTTTTTGTTCTCGTCCTGCCAGTAAGTTTTCCCTTTTCTTCTGGTTCACCGTACATAGCCTCAATTGTAGCATCTGCGGCAAGTGACCTGGAGGAGTGTGACAGAGTGGCCCAGGCCAGGGATCCTCTACCCAGGGGTTCATAGACTCCCAGCTTACCTCCAAAGAAATAAGGATTAGTTATAATTGCAATAATGAAGGGATAGACTGCAAGGAAGATCCCTGCCTCCACAGCCCTTTTTTCTGCAGTAGTTGTGTTTGGAGAATTTCTATCTGAAAAGAGCTTCACTATTTTCCATACCTCATCTGCCACCGTACCTGCCGTAGCACCCAGCACCAGTTTCCCCCAATGGAAGTTATATCTCATGGAACGCCCAATCTGCATGATTGGATCAAAAGCCCCAGCGATTCCTGTTCTGTAGAATGCAAGTTCCATGAGCCTTTCCAGTAGGACACCTTCCTCCTCCCATTCATCCCATCTTTCAAAGTTCCCCAGGAACTCCCTGCCAGTTGTCACTAATAGCTGTGCAACATAGAGACTCACTAACGGCCCTGCAAGCTGGGACATTACCTGTAACTGCCTTAGCTTTGCTTCCGTGAATGAAGTTTCCTCTTCCAGGATATGACCTTTTTCGACATAAGCCAGCAGTACCCCTTTATCGGGATCCCCAATCCCGGATTCCATTACTATACTTCTTCCCTTCGTTCTCCTGTCCCTTTGAAACTCTTCACCTGTGGAAAGTTTTTTCTTCATCAGTTTCTCAAGTCTCCTGGCAACATTCTTGGATCCGGTATCTTTAACCCTGTCAACTAATCTATCTCTCTCGCCTGCCCTTACTATTCTCCGGTACTCCGCTTTTACAATATTCTTATGGACAGAGTATGAAAACCTCATTATGGAATATGTTAATCTGCCAAGAGGATGTTCAGCATACCTGGGAGATGAAGATATATCGGGATCCTGGATTGTACGATTAACCATCCTGTTAATTGCAATGCTCAGTATCTCTCCCATTTCACTCTTTTGCCCTTGCAGGTTCACAATATCTGAGACATCCGGCATAGCCTTCCCATCCATTGTGGGGAGAAACCATTCAATAAATTCATTTATCCTGCCTTTCGGGATACCATAGTCAAGAAATTCCCTTCTTGCCTCTTCCTTATTCCTCTTCTTAGCCTTTTCAGTTTTACCTATGGGGTTCTGGTACTGCCTAGCCATTTCCTTAAAATACTGGAATCCAATAGCCATAGATGATCTTCTCTGTGCATTGGTAAGTCCCTGCAGACCTGTCCATTTAAAGAAGAAACTAACCCTCCGGTTTAATATTGCATCATCCACCATCATACCGCCAAGTCTGTTTAATGCAATATCTGCAGTACCAGCAGCATCAACAATCCCAAAAATGTTTGCAAGCTGGTGACGTAGCTGCACTTTCTGGGCAGTATCCTTACTGGCGTATGCAAATGCCTCCTGCATGGTTAAGGCCAGGTTCTTTAACCCTTTTGTGGTTGATCTAGTCCTCACACCCAAAAATAAAGGTTCCGCAAGAGATGTTAATGCTGCCTTGCTGAGAAGGGCCATCAGGGTAAATGTGTGGACTTTATTCACTAATGAATATCCATTATATGAAGGCATGTTTCCCCTGCCCAGGATATTATTAACAACCTCCCTAAACAGCTTGACATCATCACTCAACACTCCCTCTGCTGCCATCTTTTCATCTATGAGCCATTCCAGGTAATTCCTCGGCACATCTGTCAGCTTACCATCCCTGCCCTTGGTGGCATGCCTGTCAACTCCTTTGTGATATTTTTCAATCATGTCACTAGAAAACCGTTTTTCAAACTCGGTTTTCTTTACTACTGCCTGGACATAGCTTGCAATGGACTCAAGAGCTGGCTTGTAGAAGTCTACCATGTATGTATCTGCTTCCTTTGGAAACTTACGCTGCTTGGTAAAATCACTTGAAAATGGGGAGGCATAAGCCGGATCATCAGCCTCTTGCATATCAATCCTTCTCTTCCAATCCCTTGACCCCTCATCCGACCATCCATCGCCAACTGCCTCGTATCCTTCCACTATTAATTCCTCGTTGTCCATAATAAAATCAATTAAGGCTTCCTGCAGTTCATTGAGTGGTGCATATTGAAATGGGTCTCCTCCACTTTCCTCCAAATCACTCTCTGCTTTCTTATACTCTTTAAACAGAACTTTTAATTCTTTATGGAAATCCAGGTACTCATTTATCATTCTACTCCTGAATTGAAGTGCCTCATTTGCATTTATTTCTTCCTGGCTAGGCTCCCTCTGGAATTGCATCCTTGGTTTTTTTGCAACGGCCCCTATATTAAGTAGCGTTGCCAATGTACTTTCAAATACTGCTTCATTTGTACCAAGCTCCCGGAGATCAACTGTACCAACCTCTTCCTTCCATAGCACCTCCTTAAACATTGCCATCGACTGATCTTTAAATTTTTCAGATTCAACATTGACACGGACAGTATCAAGGATCCTGGACAGGTATGCATTATCTTCCAGGAATGTTATGCCAGCGTAGTCCTTACCATACTGGTATAGCCTGGTCAGGAGGGTTCTTAGCTCCCCTGCAGCTTTTAGTACCTTATTGTCAATCTTTCCTTCCTCTGCTGCACTCATGGTTGCAGGGTCAGAAGTCATAACCAAATGCAGATCCAGGTGCTGCTCATCAGTAAAGTTATTTGCATCATTTTCCTTAACTATTCTTGCAAACTCATCCAGATAACCCCTGACTGTTGACTTGACTACCTCAGTATAGTTGCCCACAAAACCATCTGAAGACTTTACTACCAGTAAGTCTTTTGCTCCAGGATCATCAATCAACCTCCTCATAATTTCAGTAAAGGCATTATGAATTTCCGGCTGGTTTTCATATCTTCTACGCAGGTTAAGCAATATAGCAGTTTTTGAACCAAGGATTTGGTTGCTGATTGAGTCCTCGGTTTTTATCCATCCTCTCTCTGCCAATCCTAACTGTCTATGGGGATCCCCCTCTTTTGCTGCTTCAAGCAGCCTTTCGTGATCCCTTACTGATGCCCTTTGAAGTCTCTCTGCTTCTTTTCTTGCTTCCTTGGAGGGGAGGGGGAATATTTGCTTCTGGGCCGCCTCAAGATCAATGTTGCCAGTATTAATAGTCGTTATCCTGGCAGGCTCTGCTTTAGCAGGAGTACCTGCAAAGTAATCCTTCTTGAGGGAATCAAACAGCATATCAAATGCATCAAAGATTGCAGTTCTCTCTCCATCTTTAGGATATATCATCTCCATTGCATGTGATACCTTCCTGTTCTCACTCATCTTTTGCTCATAATACCAGTTGGGATCAGAGAGATATTCCACCCCTGGCAGGGCAAGTTGCCCGGAAGCCTCAAGATATTCAGCAGACTCATGCATTACTTCCATCTTATTTGCGATGTAACCCTCAAAAGCCCTGGCAAGAAGTTCGGTAGGTAAAACAAGGTAGGGTTCTTTTTTCCACTCCATAGAAAGAGATCCTGTAAAATATTCAGATTTTTTAAATCTCTTCTGGGACATACCCTTCATCACTCTTTCAATCTCCTTCCTTAAATTTTCCTTTGACTTGTCAGTTGTTGCATTGGAAAGTTTGCTCTGCAGATCCATAATTTCTGAAGCAACTTCTGCTTCCTCAAAAAAGACTACATTCAATAAGTTCCCAAAGGCAAGGCTTATCCTTCTTTCTGTATCTTCTTCGGCCCACACATCATCAGCCCACACTTCAAGAGTTTCCCCATCTATATCTTTCTGCTCTTTACCCCTGAGCCTCCCACTCATACCCTTGTGTCTGCCTTGTCCAAGAACGTCCAGGATATGAAAGTCCAGGGCATGCATCCACTCATGGGCGAATCTGGGGTTCCTGCCGTGTATTGAGATAAACTTTTCCAGCCCATCCTGTCTGTAGTAGGCATTTGTAGTAGTCCCTTTTACTGGTTTAGCGATGGGTTCAGTCTGTAGTCCTAACGTATTCTGGAGTCCCATTGCTTCCAGGGGCAATCCCAATACTGTTGCCATGCCTTCGATATTTGCATAGGCATCCATCATATTATCCAGGGTTATGTCTATACCCTCTTTTGTCCTCCTGACAAAATTGAATCCATATTTTTCCTTGACCATCTTACGGAATATCTTTTCCAGCTCAATCGGAGATTTGTTTTTCAAAACTCCTATTTTTGCATCCAGCGACATACTAGAGTCAAATTCTATAAACTGTGCCAGGTCTGCGTATATCTGTTCCCTTATGGATGGGGGCAGGTGCTGCCTTTTATCCAAGTCCGGCTTCTTGCTTTTTGTTTCAACTACTTCCTGGGAGGGCTGTTCTACAACAGGTTTTTTCGGGGGTTTGGCCTTCTTCTCTTTTACAGGAGGTTTGAATCCAGCAAGGTAATCATCCACAGCCTTCATACGAGCTTCATGGATTTCCTCCTTGGTTGCATCAGGATTCTTCTTCTTTAAGTCCTCCTCAGCCTTGTTCATCCTGTCATGGACATCAAGGGGCTTTTCTGCAGTTGGTTCCTCTGCCTTCTTTGCTGCCTTCTTTGCTGGTTTCTCTGCCTTAACTTTATGCCCCACAAAACCAAACTCTAAAACCTGGGATACATCAAATATTTCTCGCAACCTTTTGGCAGACCTTCCGGCAGCATCCACATCTGCCATCTTTGGAACATTAATTATAACACCATCATATCCTTCTCTTACCATTAACTGCCTGGTTAGCTGCAGCAACGGAACACGTTCCTCATTCTCTGATGGTATGGGGCCATCGAACCATTTAACCAAGTCCTCGTCTGACTCCAACACAACAGGATTTTTCAATTCAACGGTTAATGGTGTCACATCTCCAAAATCCTTAGCATCACTTTCCTTTAGTGCAGAATATCTGCCTTTTCCTAAAGCAGCACCTTCAACACCCTCAGCATATTCAGCTCTCTTGCCTTCTCCATGAAAGACCTGTAACCTGGTTGGCTTGCCTTCCTCAAGCCCTTCCCATACGTCAGGCTCAAACATAGAATCCAGCTCCGCAGGCGATACTTTCTCACCAACAACTTTCTCCACCTCTTCCCTGCTATTAGGAGAAGAAGAAATAGTTTTAGGCTCTGCCATTTCAACTGTGGGAGCTTCCACCGCAGGAGGCCCCTTTACTACTTCGGGTTTTGTTGCCGGAACAAAATCGAGTGCTGGGTCATCCCCTGTTTCCAGTATCCCTATTCTTGAATCGAAGAGTGCTGCCATAGCCTCATCTTCTGTATTAAATAAATTTTCGCTAATATCTGTCTGGTCAACTTTTAGAGTCTGGAAATTCCCTGATTTTTTAATATATCTAGTTAGTTTAAATTTACCATTAGCTTCCTGTTTCAAATAAATCGGATAGAGTATCCCCTTACCCTGTAATTCTGAGCTTGGCGGTTCCCAGTAACCAAGTTTCTTAACCCTGGAAGGAGTCTTTCCTTTAACAGTTTTGTATTCCTGCCATTCGGCCTCTGGTAGAGGCTTGACCACAGGAGGCTCCTCAACCTTTGGTTTTGCCTTAACCTTTGGCTTCGCCTTCGCCTTCGGTTTCACCTCGGCTGGCTTGCCCTTCAGGAATTTTTGGAATCCTGGTTCCGGCCCACCTTCATTCCTCATAGGCATGATAATCCCTACAAACTCATCTCCACTATATACGCTTATAGGCTTCATTGAACCTGCCTTTTCATCCATCACAAATTTTGCATCAGGCCAGCTCTTCTTGAACAAATCGTAATATTCGGCATTTATAACCGTTGTCTGCATGCCTTCTTCATAAACGCCTACTGGAGCAAAATGTACTCTTGTAAATGCATCACCTATAGTGAATCCAATTGGATCAACCGGAGGATTAGCCTTTGTCATCTTTGGAGCAGCCTCGATTATAGGGGTAAAATTATTTTTATTTTCACTCTCAACTCTGGGTATGCCCCTGGGCGGTTCACCTTTCACTAAGACATGCCCCTGACTCCAGGATGGGCCGCCTTCAAATTCTGCAGGGCTGAATTTTACATCACCACCTGGTTGAGTAGGAGTCTTCCTGCCTTTCTTTGGAGTGTAATTCTCCATTGGCAATCCCTCCTCTGCCAGCTCCTCATTCTCCCTGATCTGTAATGCAGCATCCCTTCCTTTAGGAGTCAGTACAAAACTTTCTGATCCATCTGCTTCTTTCTTTTGCTCCTCAACGTAACCCCTGTCCTGTAAATCATTTATTATCTTCAGCTCATTGGCTTTCCGGGGGTTGAGTCTTATTTTAGGTGAGTCAGCTTCAAGACGGACACCCTTCAGAGCCTTAATAACAGACTGTTTTTCAGGCTTACCCTTCTCAGTCACCAGAGGCTTAAATACTCTTTCCTCTTTTGGTTTTTCTGTGGGGGCTTCCTCAACAGGTTCCGGCTCTACATCTACTGGTTCCGGCTCTGTTACTACAGGTTCTGGTTCTTCAACTACATAAGGTTTTGGTGTCAACCCCGGCCCTGCATAGTTACCGCTTTCCCCTGCCTGAATTGCCCATCCTCTTTCAAATTTAATAATACGGTCAGTAGGCCAGTTATTAGAGGAAGCCCAGGCTTTTGCCCCCTTTTCTGTACCAAAGTAAAAATTACCTTTATGTACTTTTACACCAGGGACTTCAGCAACTTCAGGTTCTGGTTCCGTAACTACTGGTGCTGGTTTAACTTTAACTTCATTACCATCCACCACAGTCCGTCTAAGTTCTCCAGCAGCATTATAAGCCTTCCCATTATAGAGGCTACCATACCTAAATTCCCCCTCATACTTTACTATCAAAACTTCTGGATCAACGTCCTTGGTCATAGGACTTTTCCTTTCAGGGTCAAATTCCAGTACCCCCTCCCCATGTGGCTGCCCATCTTCATCAGTCTCACCCACATAACTTACACCATGTTCATCAAATACTGGCCCCTGACCCTCCGTTGGAGAGACCTCTGTCGGAGGTGTGGACTCCGGGCCAGAGGACGGAGGCCCAGGGGTTGTTTCTACACCTTCTTCCAGGGGAGGAACTTTTTGTACCCTTAGTGCCTCCTGCTCTGCTGCTACATCTCGCCTCTTTTCAAAATCTTTCTCTGCGGATCTTTCCTGGACTGCTCCTACAACATCCCCCAATGCTGCTGTGGTTGGTCTTGCAAATCCACCCATTGTCATACCAGCCATTAGGCTATTTATACGTCTTGAAGCTAAATCTTCCTCGGAATATACCCTCCCGGCTTCCTCACCAGCTAACCTCGATACTTCATCCTGAAGAAATTCTGTAGTACCCTCTGCAACAGAACCAGTTGCAACTCTTCCAGCTAATGTCCCTACTTTCTTAGTAAACCTGACTGCTGCATTCTTCCCGGCAGCCTTCTCAATTACTGCAGTAATCTTTTTAGTCCCCAACTTTGCCAGGAGTCCTTTTGGAACCCCCCTGGCGATGAACCCAAGCCCTATTATTTCCAGGGAACCTGCAATCAATCCTCCTGCCTCTGTTAATCTTAATTGTTCTTCTGAGGAAAGCCCCTGTATTGTTCGTAGCTCTTCATTAACTTCTGCTTCCAGGAGCAATGGAGATGCTATACCCATTGTTACCATTCCTATCAGCATTGATGGCCCTGCCTGTCCTGCGACACCAGTAGCATAATCAAGGAAACCACTAAACCCCTCCCATTCTTCCCAGTTGAGTGGTCTTCCCTTTTCGGCTGATTGTTTCAGGTATTCAGCTCCAGCTTCCAACATCTTTTTTTCAAGCTCCTTACTTTGTGCTTCCACCTTCGGTGTTATTGTTGGCGTGGGGAGCATCGACATCATTATGTTGGAATACATATCCGTCAGACCAGCTCTATGAGGCATCTGCATCAATCTGGGGTTCTCCCTGTGTGCCTTTTCTTTAAGGGCTGCCAGGTTAAAGAATCTTCCCAATGTTGCTTCTGTACCGGATACCAGGGATGGGCCTATATCAGTAAATTTAAAGGTTTTATCTGCTGGTGGAAGTTGTCCTGATGCAACTGAACCGGGGACTTGTTGCTGGAAGGTTTGGATCGGCTCTCGGAAGGGGGGAGACTCAGGAATGACTGGTTTTGGAGTTGTCCAGGGGAGTGCGGATTCCAGGCCAGGGGGGATGATGGTCTGGACAGCCGGAGTCTCAACTATTCTATCACTAGGGAGATTTACCTTTGGGGGACTAAATGGGTATCGTTCAGGAACAGCAGGGCCAAGTTGAATGGGGTCTTCAACTATTTCTTCTTCTTCCTCCTCTTCTATTCCAGGAACTATTCCACCGGATGCCTCGTATAAGGAATTAAACATATCCTCAGACATCCCGGTTTCCGGAAGGGTAATATCAGTTAATCCACTTCCTCCAAAACTTTGCTTATACAGCTCTTCAAATTCTGCCTCGTCCACGAAAGCTCCTTATTTTGAAGGAGATACTTGCATTATGCTCTTAATAATTGCATGTATTTCCTTTGGATCATCTTTACCAAATTCAGACAGCTTCGCCCTTGCTTGTGCTATTGCCGCTTTCTGTTCAGCCTGCCCTTGCTGTAAGGTGGGAGTCAGTATAGCCCTTATTACCTTGTCATCATCGGGCCATAGGTATGTGGCTTTTTCTGGGACTTCTTCATCACCAAACATACCAAAGAATTTCTCTGTGCTTTCTTTTCCTTCTTCCATAAGATATTTTTTACCTACATCCTCAATGTTATAATTCATTTCAGTTGCAGTCTTGGTCTTCCTGTAGTCAAATTGGCTTGTGCCTGTCTTCTTCCCTGGTTTCCCTCCAGTAGTAAGGCCAAGAATATTAGCCATTTCACTTTCACCCCTTGTCCTCCACCAATCAGTTTTTGCATCTAACAGCTCTGCCTGTTTTGGTCTCAAGACTTGTTCGGTAGTAATCTCTTCATCAACCAGCTCACCTTTTCCATCTATAAGATTAACCCTTGCTCCACTTTCATTATTTTTATTCCCCTGCTCTGCCTGGAGGTTTAAAACCTCTTGCTTGAGAACTTTTATTTGCTGTGCAATCTCATCTCTTTTTGCATCTCCAAGCTGTAACGTAACCATTGCTTCTGTGGCTGTTTTCATACCTTTCAATGCAGACTCATAATTTTTATTTGCAATAGCTGCTACAATCGCATCTGCCTGGGCTCCAAATACGCCTGTTTGTGCTTGCATCTGAAGAATTTTTTGTCCAGATTCAGCATCTTTGTTCCTAGTACCAGTTCTTATAGCTCTCTCTTGGGCTCTTTGCACCCACGTTGCTGCCTGTTCCTTCACCACTTTTTGTTGCAGGAGTTTTACTGTTTCTGCACTTTCGCCTTCTATTGCAGCAGCTTGTGCTGTGGGAACTTTTGCTTGTGCTTCCAGAAGAGCTTCCTTTTTAGGAGTTAAAGTTGTTACTTGTTCAGTCTGTGCTTCTTTAAGGCCAACATCTGCCCCGGATTCTGTTGTTTCAAGCCCCATTCCTGCCAGGAGATTTGCTGTCTCTTGATCTATTTTTCTCTTCTGGGCAGCTTTTATAAGAAGATCCTGCTGGTTGAGTGCTTCACGTTCAAGGGCTAAATCTTCTGCATTGAAGGTTAGCTGGTCTGTATAAGCTCCTGTAGAACGCAGATTATCTCCTGTCAACCGCAAATTTTGAAGAAGCTCAGGATTCATAAGTTTACTTTGAGCTAGTGCCTCTGCTTCTTTAGCAGTTGCAGCAGAACCTCTGCCGAATTGACTCAGACTCTGTGCTATTAAATGTGGATCTTTTGTTTGGGCTGCATAAGTCCCAAAATCCCCCATTCTTCCTTTATCCATCGTGGTAGGATCAATCCCCAATGTACTGATAATTTGATTAATAAAGTCAGGGTTTGTTGCTATAAGATCCCTGGCATTCAGAGTGGATGTAAGCCCCCTGTTAGCCAACTGACTACCTTTTGCATCCTCCAGTCTCTTATAAAAGAGGGCATCATCACCTGGATTTGGGCCTGCCAGCATATTCATTATCAAACCTGTAGTATCCTGGAGGTCTGACTGGGTTTTCCTGTTCGGATTCCTAGTTGAACTTACCACATAAGGGCTAGGTTTGTATTCCATATTATCCTTTATTTGTTTCCATGTTAAGCACCCATTCCCACCATTGCAAGGATGTCTCCCACATTGTTAGCCATTTGTGCTTCCTGGGAATATGGATCAGAAATTTCCCCCATTTTCAGTCCAAGTATTTCCATTATTTCCCTTTGTTGTCTTGCTTTTTCAGCAATTGCAGCCCTGTTCATCATAGCAGTATTTTGCTGTTCAGAACTGTTAAATGCTCCTGTGAGGGCTTGTAATCCAGCAGAGTCCTGGGCATATCTGTTAATACTCTTGAGTGCATTTGCATCAGCTTTTCCTGCGGCACTTGTTATTATTGATGGCTCTCCATGCCTAATAGGTTTTGGTGCAGCAAATTCCCTTCTTGGCATCCGGCTGAAGGCTTCAGTTAATTGGGTTGCCTCGTCCCCTGTTGCCTCATCAACTGCACTTCTTTTAAACTTCGCCCTGGTCTCCTTTGCTTTCGCCAGGGCTTCATCCGTCAGCTTATTCTTTTTCCTCTGGGCAGCATTGTAGGCATGGCTCCTGCCTCTTCTTATATCTGCATACCTATCCTTCTGTTTTTTTGTCCCATACCATTTTGCAGCTATTGCTGCTAGTATCCAAGGTAATGCTGCTGGCATAATTATCTCCTATATATATCTTGCCGCACTTCGACCAAATTGTGATACACCTGAGCCACCTCTTTTCCCTGGTTGTATTCCAGGAGCCATTCTTGAAGTGCTTCTCGATGTTGTTGTTGTCTCTTCCTCTTCAGGTGGTGTAGTACCTGTAGTTGCTGGACTATATGAACCGGGGATGACATTACCTTGGTCATCATACTGCCAGGAATCTGATCCTAAGTAGTCTTTTCCATACTCTTTATCGAATCCTGAGTAAAACTCCGGCATCCAATCTTCATCCCATTCTCCTGCCTCATTGTAACCTCCTGACCAATCGGTATCATATTCAGGCATATCCGTCCAGGTATAACCCTCAATATCCTCCAGAGTTTTAAGGGCATTAATATTAGCAGTATTAGTTGCAAGCCAATCATCATACCTGCCTTGTGCCTCATCCTGGTAGTTTGATGCTAATGTATCAAGGTATGTCCCCTGGCCCTCTACTGCACTTTCCAGGGCTGCATACGGATCAATCTCATTACCTGCATCATCAAAAGTAGGAAGACCTCCAGAGCTTGCCAGGCCAGATCCTACGCCTGTCTTGGCTGCATCATAGGCATCAGCCAGCATTTGCTCATAAGCACCTCTGTATGTCCCAGTAAGGGTTTTATCGGTGGCAGTTCCCTCTTCATCTGTAACTGCACTACCATATTCAAATCCTTCTGCACCTCCAAGTAAATCACGTTTACCGTAACCTACACTTGCTGCATCTGCCTCTTCCTGAGATAGATGTATGCCTCCTTCTGAATCTTCAAATGTTGGAATATCATGTTCCTCCAGCAATGCCTCAAACTCTTCTTTAGTCAGGCCATCACCATCCCCATCACCATCTGG